TTATTTTTCATTTAAATCCGTTAGCGCAATTAAAATCTTTTTATCACTATTATCGGTAGCATGTTCGTATATATTCATTGTCACATCGACATTTCTATGTCCTAAGCGCTTTTGAACATCTTTAGGGGTAATTGTTGGATTCATGTCATAAAGGAGTGTAGCGTGAGTATGTCGTATACCATGCATAGTGACAGTTCTTCCAAGTTCGATTTTTTTGTTGAGATTTTTTTGCCAATCATTAACACCACGAGAGCTCCAATGATCACCAGAGTCGTTTGAGAATACATAATTGTTTTTTATTTTAAAGTAACTCTGAACGTATTTCCAAGCTGCTAGTATTTTCATAGTATCAGAATCCATTATCAGTGATCTGTTAAGACTATTTTTGGTAGGATGCGTTTCATATCTACGATACTCAGTTGAATAAACGAGTGTTTTGGTAATTGAAATATAGTTATTTTCAAAATCAATATCTGACCATTGTAGACATAAGCTTTCGCCACGTCTAATTCCAGAATATGCCATAGTTCTAAAGTAGGCATATTGTTGTAATCCTTCGTTATGAGCAGCTTCTAAGAATTTATTAATCTCTTCTAAAGAGTAAAAGTTTTTTTCTTTTCGTTCAGAAATCATTTTGTTTATTTTAGAAGTAGTTACAGGCAATATAACCTTTCTCATTGGATTAGAATCAATATATTCATATCTTACTGCTTCATCTAAAACTTTTCTGGTACGCTCAAACAAGGGCTTATATGTGGCTATTTTGTCCGTCCATTCATCAATGGCATCTTGGCAATCCTTTATAGTTATTTTATTGACTTGCATTGTGCCAAATATTGGGAGTATGTAGTGTTCAAATGACCTATGAATATTTGAATAGGTAGTATCTCTTATTGATTTGCGATATCGTGTTATCCAATCATCGTAGACTTTCTGAAAAGTAACTATGTTTCTACTAACCTTATATTTATTTTCCATGATTTCTTGCTTTAAATTTAAATAGGCGAGTGCTGCGTCGTCATAAGTGAAGAAGCCATTTCTTGAAGTAACATGGCCTTTATCTACACGAACAGTGAAACGGTAACGCTTCTGGTTATTTTTTAGAAAATATTTTTTAATTGCATTTATTTTTTTCATTATTTTATCCTTGTGAAGTTTTAAGTTAGTAATTCATTATTGAACCATATTTTATTTAGTTATAGAAAAAAATGTTGTGTTTTTTTGTATGTCAAGATATAAAAGTTCACGATTATGGGCACGTATGTTCTCTTAACGATAAAAATAAAAAGCCAATTAAGGCTTCACATGTGTTTGATCAATGAAAGACAACGGTAAGTATTGCAGAAATAACTGCTGATAGTGCCGATATTCCACCAATTATAATAGTTCCCCAGAAGAATCTACGATTGTCTTTAAATTCTTTCTGCTGTATTTTTTCGCTGTCGTTAAGCATAATTCTAGTTTTGTCTGGAATTGAAGATATTTTTTCTTCTAATAAATCAAATCTATAATCAATTTTTTCGGACAGTAATTTCTCAGTAGCTAGGAGTTCTTCCTTGGTAGCATATTTATCCATATTTGATCCACCTCCATCACTGTTTTTAGTTGTATCATTTTTGAATAAATCCATTTCGTTTGGGTCTATTTTGGAATAATCATTTATATAACTAATATTATCATTCATTTGTTTGTATACCTAGATATAAAGTTGGAACGGCTGAATTATAAATAGACTTTTTAATATTGGTTTCATCATCAATAGATTTACTATTCATTACAATATTAATACCAAGAAAATCAAAATTACTACCAAAAAAAGGTGAGTCAAAACTAAAGGTATTCTCAACTCGATATATACCACTTGTAGTCTCTGTTATAGATGATTTACCAGTTCTAGTTTTATCAATATAGAATTTTGCTCCTTCAATTGGCTTAATATTATTAAAATCGTACGCAACATTTGATCTGTTATTTAGTGCATACAAATTTAAATCTAATGATTCAATCATGTTCAATCCCCACAGAATAGATATATCGAATAATATTTTTATAGATATTTTATTATCGGAATATACTTTTCCATCGAGAAGTTCAACGCTGAACTTTAAAATGCAAGGTTCTCTATTTATTAAATATTTATCAAAAGGGTTTTTCATTATATTGATCCTTCTTTCTTAAATTGATTTAATCATTTGTTTCCTAAATTAATAATTAATCTACTTAACTAGATATGAATCCTATAACGAAGCAAACAAGACAATCAAAGGAATAATAATGATAAAGCTAGTAATCAAGAACGAAAGTAGACATCCGTTTCGTACATCTCGTTGTTGCTTTTCAAAATCGTTCTTCTCTTTTAATTTTTTCTTTTTAATTGTTTCGTTAAATTCGTTAATTCGGTTGATTTTTTCTTTTTGATTTTTTGTGATATCAAATATATCGATATCGAACTCAGTTGGAGATGTGAATCCTCTAACACTTATGGACTCGTCTTTGTTGATAGTGATTTTTTTATATTTTCCACCATAATTTTTTATAGAGATAGAAGTTACGTTGTCGTTGTCAGAATCATTGAATAGTTTTAGAAGTTCCATATTTTTTATGGGACTTATCTCTCCAACTTTTAAATTAATGTTATTAAAAGTAACAATTAAATAAAAAATATCGTTTTCTAAATAAAAAATATCGTTTTCCATATTTAGTTTGATATTTGAATAGGTAGAGAATGCATCGCTGTCGAATTGGAAAACAGGCTGATCAAATCTTTTTTTTATGATTTCAGCTCTTTTTAGACCGTTAAATTTTTCTTCTTTCGGGATAATGTCTGCGAGATGGTTAGTTATGGATATTAGATTATCTTTATATCTTTCAGTATTTATAAATTCCCTATTTATAGAAATTAACAATTCAGTTTCTGGAAGATTCTCTAAGTCAGGACCTTGAATTTTTAAATTAGATAGTTCAGTACTGTCACTGAAATTAAAGTTGTTATCAATATGCTGCGTATTTTGATTTATGTAATGGTCTAATTTACGTGATGAGGAAGTACTCAATGGATTTATTCCTACGGTTGTACTCTTGTATATTTTGTTATAAACAGATTTAGATGGCTTTTTTGTAAATCCAGTTTCTTTTGTTCCATAGAATGGGGTGACTGATCTTTTTACACTTCTAGTAATTCTACCGGTTGTTCTAGCACTAACGGACCTCTTAATACTAGGTTTTCTGACACCAAATTTGGTCATTATTTTCCCTCCGTTTTTATATGCCACAACGTATTCAGTAAAGCTGACCGAAAAAGCCATTTACTTGTTTAAATCCAACTTAATGGAACCTAATGAGGTACGTGTATCCTGATCCTCAGCTTTAAATGTAACTGGATTATTAGAATTATCTAGTTCTATAAAGTCAACGTATTGTTTTGTTTCACCTGATTTAAGCTTTTCAGAGGAACCGGTATTATACATGTCTTGATAATTTTCATTGGACAGCTCCCAATCCGTATCAGGGATACCCATGCTGAGTGTAACAATAGAGTCAGCATTTTCTTGTTTAAATTCTCCTGATGCTAATAGTGCATCAAATGCTCCCATCGGGTTATCCGTTGTGTTTTTGTACGTGTAGGTAACCATTAAAACTTTTTCACCTTCAAAACCAGGTATGATTTCGGTATTGTCGAAGGTTATCTCTCCGGTAGAATTTATAATTGTCTTATTTTCAATGTGTGGTTGTGATTCCATAACTTTATTCAGATAATTAGTAAATTTTTTTTGCCTTTTTTGCATTGAAATTAACTTTTGGTTATCCGATGAATCTATTATAAATCACTTTTCACCAATGCAACTTGCTTATTGAATCTTTTGTTAGTATTTTTTGAATGACTAAAGTCATTATTTTTATATTCCATAGCTATTGTTTTTAAAGAATTGTTAAAACTAATCAAGTTTTTAGTTGCTTCGGTGTTTGAACGGTTTTGTTTAAGCTTTTTGTTATTTGACGTTAGTAATGCTACTTGATTATCAGCAACTTTACTAACATGATCACTATTAGTATCAATAGATTTAGCGTAACTATATATTATATTCGCCTGACCATTACCAGCATCGGCATAAAAATTAATTAGTTCTTTCTTGCTGTAGTTGTATTTATTTTCTGATGAGTTTGCCGATTTATAGCTACAACCGGCAGCTATAAGTGTTAGAGCAATTAAAATCAATGTTGTTAAAATTCTTTTAAATTCTTTCATAACGAGATTTCCCCTATAACAACAGCTTTTAATGTCATCAGTTTTGGACAGGGTTGTTAGTCGCTAATATTTGGTAATCCATAGCAGTGCGTTAAATCGGCATACGTGCCAGGTAGATTACCATATTCCTCTATATATAAGTTTGTGACTAATGTAATAGCAAACTTATCAGCTTGATACTCCAATTTGTGCTTAAAAAAAGTTCTATCGTTGTAGTAGGAAACAAGCCCATCGTGCTCAATCACGTGAGCTAATTCATGAGCTAAGACAAAATATCGCTGGCTACTGTCTCTTATTTCATTTGCCAAAATAATTATTGGTTGGCTACCAAAATAAATCGTATCGCCTAATGGACGAGGATAAATATCTTTCCAGTGAATTTCAATATTTAATTTATCAGCCCAGACAAATGGATCAAATGTATTGTATCTTGTACCAATATCTAAAATTAATTCGTTCAAGTCGTTAGACATAAAATCACTTCTTACTATTATGTTTTTGCTGTTTTTTCTTATCCCAAAATATTTGAGATAGAGCTAATTTTAAACGCTCGTTCTCTTCTTCTGTCAAATCCTCGCCGTTATAAGCCATACCCATATTTCCATCTAAAAAGTCCTTTAAATCAAGAATATCTTTTGGGGTTGCCCATTTTGGTGTCTCATCATTACCTAATAGGTAATCTGTTGAGACACCAAAAAAATTTGATAGCTTTATAAGCGTTTCATTATCAGGCTCATTTCTCCCATTTTCCATATGAGAATAGCTTGCTCGTGAAACACCGATTTTGTTTGCAACTTCTTGTTGAGTAAGCCCGAGATTTTGTCTTAAAAGCTTTAATCTGTTAAGTAACATGTGTTCACCTCAAATATATAATACCAAGTTATAGATACAAAATGTATCTATGATAAAAAAAGTATCAAAAAACATTGACGATACAAAACGTATCGTGTATTATTAATCTTGTGATACAGAAAGTATCACTTTAAAAAAGGGGATGTCTTTATGAGAAAACTTAAATATTTTCGTGAGAAAAAAAAATTAACGCAAAAAGAATTAGCAGAAATGCTGGGACTAGCAACCATCACCATTCGCAGTATTGAAAATGGTGATAGAAACCCTAGCATTGATACTGCAAAAAGAATATCTATTTTTTTCGATGTTGGTATGGATGAATTGTTTCCTGATATTTTTTTGCTTAGCGATGGTACAAAAAGTATCAAAAATAAAACGTATATATCGCAATAACTTGATAATATTTTAAAATCAGCTAACAATAATACGTTTTAAATTGTAATAAATTTAAAATATTTTTTTAAAGGAGGTGATTAATTTGAACATAGCAAATGTATATCAAGAATATTTACAATTTGTTTTCAACATTATAAATATTCTTTTGTTAAATAAAGCATACAAAAAAATTACGTGAATAAATATATACTCAACTACACAAAATGGAAGTAAATCTTTAGAAGCAAAGAGAAAAAAATAAATAAGGAAGGTGATTAATTTGAATCAACAAGAAATAAAAAATGAATTAGAAGACTTGCTAACTAGGGAGTGTTTCTCTCATAAAGACTTGGCACAAGAAATTCATGTTAGGGAGTCAACAATAAGCAATTGGATGAACGATGTTAAACGATCAATCCCAGCGGATAAATTGCTACTTATATCTAAAAACTTTAGTGATCTTAAATTTAAACGTGCTGTGGGTGATTATCTTACTGAAATGCCAGTTATATTTAGTGAAAACAAAATATATCAATGTGATTCGGCTGCTTTATATCTAGCTTCAGAGAAAGAAGAAATGGAGCGAGAGTCACTAGACAAAGCGACAGTTATTTATTTTGCAAAACGGCCAGAATTGGTCACTGAAGATGATAGAAGAAAAATCGTTTCATGGACGAAAGAATTTACTGAAGAGATTTCTAGTGAAAATTCTCTTTTAAATAGTGTCATAGAAAAATTTCAGATTAATCCACTTGAATTGGAGATTGAAAGGTAATCATTATGATTAGTAAAGAGAAACTTATTCAAGAAGAAGAAAATAAACAGAAAGATTTGTCACATAAAGGCTGGTTAAAAATTGCTAATGCTGCTATATACGCCGATTGCTCAGTGGCTACAATTTATTCTTGGATGAAGGATCCGATACACCCACTTAAATCAGTTAAGCATAATGGGCGTCGTGTAAGCGTAGAGAATTTAGATGAATATTTAAAAAGTTTTGAGCAAAATAGAATGTTTTAAAAAGGAGAAATATGATGATAGATCTAATCGCAGGTTATGTGATGTTTGGCGCAGGATGTTTTACTTTTGGATATTATTCAGCAGCAGCTGGTGGGTTTTTAAACTTGTTTGATGTTTCGGATAAGTTCAAAAGGTGCTGCTTAAAACTGAATCATTGGATTATTGATAATGTCTTTGATTTAAAGGAGGGAAAATAAGATGGAAATACCAAGTGAAATTAATCAGTTGATTGATGATGCAATAGAAGTGGGATTCTTACAAGCAGTCATGGAGTTTCAAGTAAATCCTAATAATAATATGAAATATCAAAATAATTTAAGAGAGGCAAATATTAAAATGATGGCACAAAAAAAGACCCTTACTACGGCAATAGCAAAGGGTCAAACAAAAGTAAAAGCAAAGGATTTCAATTGATTAAGTATAACACAATCTGATATTACTGGAGGTGAAATTGATGACTGAAAATAATATTTCTATTAATGATGTAATTTTACAAGTGCGCCAAAATATAAGGAATCCAGTTAAAAAAGAAACAAATCCTCTATATGGTACTAAATATGCTGATTTAAACGAAGTATTAGAAACTGTTAATAATGCTTTTCCTAGCGACGGAACATTCACACAACCCATCAAAATTGACGCTGGTGGTAATGCAACACTTGTATTAACGATATGGACTAAGAACTCATCAGAAGACGTGTCTACTATTCCATTAGTAGAGGCAGATACAAATAAAAGAACAAACAAAATTCAGATGATGGGACAAGCAATAACATATCTTAGAAGATATCAGCTGAAATCATTCTTTGGTTTAGGAGACGCCGATGACGATGGACAAGATAATTCTAATCAAAACTATAGATCTAGTAATAATCAAAATAAATTAAGTAGGAACAACAATCAGAACTCTAGCAACGAGCCAATAAATTCAGCAATGAATAAGCAAATACTGGAGATGATTGATACTGTAGCAAAGCTATGGGAGTTGTCCAATCAGCAAATTTACGATCAATTGAAATCGAAGTTCAAATTTACCAGATTAGACATGATCACAAATGGATTTGCGCAAAAATTACTTGTTTATTTAAATGGCATGAAAAAAGAAGCCCTCAAAGCTAGAAACAATGTGAGGAAATAGTTAGGGAGTGGTGTAGTGAGTGAAGAAATAAGTAGAGACTTTAAAGGGATTTGGATCCCTAAAGAAATTTGGTTGGACAAAGAACTGACTAAATCCCAAATGCTGCTATACGTTGAAATTGATAGTCTATCTAGTAATGAAAAGGGATGTTTTGCAAGTAATAATTACTTATCCAAATTTTTGCGAGTTAGTCCATCAAGAATATCTCAATTGGTATCAGAGCTAGAAAAAAAGAATTACATTACGGTGAAATTATTTTATTCAAAGGATAATCCTAAGTTAGTTGCTCGGAGGGAAATTACCCCCGTTAATATATTAAATAGGGTAGTTAATATATTAATACCCCCTACTAAGAAAATTAAAGGGGGGTACTTAGAAAATTGTGAGGAGAGAGAACCAAGTTCAGATAACCAAAAGCATATAAAAGATAATGTCGAGTTGCCTCGACCCTCTCCCCCTGATTCCATACCATTCAAAAAAATTATTGAATACTTAAATTCAAAAGCTGAAAAGCATTATCGCTTAGCTGAGACCAACAAGTTAAAGATAACAGAACGTTGGAATGAAGGTTATAGGCTCGAAGATTTTAAGAAAGTAATTGATAACAAGTGTTTGGTTTGGAAGGATGATTCCAAAATGAATGAATATCTGAGGCCTTACACGTTATTTGGCAAAAAGTTTGATGATTATTTGAATAGCAAGCCAATTGATGAATCTAGTAATCGCAAAGTCAAACGAATTGAACAGGCTGATGATTGGAGCAAAGTTAAGCCAACAATGACAAATGAAGAATATTTGAAAAAGCACGCAGAACTTATGCAGCAATTAAAAATAAGACGTTCAAAGGAGCTTAATCATGAATGATTTAGTAGTTTTAAAGAATCGGCAACCTGTAACTACGTCTTTACAGGTTGCTATAAATTTTGATAAAGATCATAAGCACGTTTTGGAAGTTATTCAAGATAAAATTCAATCGGCCGAAAATCCGGCTGATTACTTGAAGATGTTTGAAAGAGGTACTTACCGCGATTCTAGAGGTCGTGGTCAAAAAATGTATTACTTAACCAGAGATGGATTTGCATTCATCGCCATGGGATTCACTGGTCAAAAAGCTGATAAATTCAAGTTGCAATATATTAGTGCTTTTAACGAAATGGAAGATAGTTTAAAGAGTCAGTTCAATATTCCAACAACGTTACCAGAGGCACTGAGACTCGCTGCCAATCAGGCTGAGCAAATTGAATCCATGAAGCCTAAAGCTATCTTTGCTGATGCAGTAGCTTCTAGTGACACCAGTATATCAATTGCTGATATGGCCAAAATTTTACACCAAAATGGAATTGATATTGGTGAGAAAAGATTCTTCAAGTATTTACGTGATAATCGCTATTTAATCAGCGGGATACACCGTTCTGACAAGAATCGACCTCAGCAAAGATATATTGAACAAGGAATATTTGAGATTAAGGAAAGTAGCTATCAAAGTCCGAATGGGAATGTGCATACTAACATCACCACTAAAGTTACCGGTAAGGGTCAGCAATACTTTGTTAAGAAATTCTTGAAACATAATAATCAATTAACTTTTGTTTGATTTTAGGAGGAAATAGGTATTGGAAATATTAATTATTATTTTGGGAGTATTAATCGTACTTCAATTTTTTTCAAATCAAAGATGATAAAGGGATGTATATATGATTAATCGAGTTGTATTAACTGGACGCCTTACACGTGATTCCGAATTGAAATATACGTCCAGTGGAACTGCGGTTACTAGTTTCACTGTAGCAGTAAATAGAACATTCACTAACGCTCAAGGTGAACGTGAGGCTGATTTTATCAACTGCGTTATCTGGAGAAAGCCTGCTGAGAATTTTTCAAATTTCACTAATAAAGGATCACTTGTAGGTATAGATGGACGTCTCCAAACACGTTCATACGAAAATAAACAAGGTCAAAGAGTCTATATAACTGAGGTTATTGTTGAAAATTTCTCATTTCTAGAATCAAAATCTGATAGTGAGAATAGAAGCGGTGGTTCATCGAATAATAATCTTAGTGACAGTAATAAGAACAACAGAAACAACAATAATCCAAACCAAGCACCATATAATAATCAGCAAAATCAATCAAGCCAGTCACCTTTTGGCAACACTAACAATAATCAATCTAACAACAGTAACAACTCAAATAATATGGGCAACCCGTTTGCTGATAAAGGTAAGCCTATCAATATTAGTGATGACGACTTACCATTTTAAAATTAAGGAGAAAACATAATGAATAAATATAAGATTCTTATGTCAAACAATGACGGTGATTTTTACAAGTTGATCAATAATTTAAACATCGTTGAAATGTATAGACTGGTTGAAAAGGGAAAGATGATATTTGGTGAAATTAGCAATGGACACAAAGTATATATCAATTCAAGCAACATAGAATTGCTAGAAGAAATTAAAGATGGTGGCGAAAATGAGTCTAACTGATGAAAGAATTAAAAGGGTTATAACTGCTTATCAAGATTTATCCATTATCCTGTATAAATTGGTATTTAAAAAAGATTTGAGCAAAATTAATGGAATTTATACAGTTACATTAAAAAAGCGAAAATTAGAAATGACATCGAAGGAATTTAAAAGTATAGATGTTGATATGCAAAAGAGATTAAGAGAATCGGACTTAGTAACAATTCCAATCAACAAATTAGACTACTTCGAATTGAAAGAATTACTAGAAGAAAACTGGAGAAAATTATGAGAATGGATATTCAGAGTCGATTAAATAATTTGAATAACTGGTTTAAAGATAATCAAGAAACCGTTTTGGAAGAAAAATCGTTTTGGAATAACGATTCTTACTACATCCATACTAAAAATAATGAATATATATGGAATCCAAAATCGAATGAATTGTATTTAAAAGTATCAAATGAATATGAACGTGTTCTATATCCAAATAGAGTCGTCGAAACAAGTCTGTGGGGTGAATAGTATTGGATGAAAGTCCTATTGATAGAATTATACAATTATCAGATAAGCTGCCATATGAGATTTTTGCAGACGTAAGAGGTCGAATGGATGATTGGATGTTAGCTGGTGGCCATCAAAGTGATCCTTATATGTGGCGACAAGTTAAGTTTGCTGAAAGATATATCAAGATGAATCCTATTAAATAGAAAATTGGTGACTGGATTCTTAAAGATAGACATGGAAAATAGTCAGTGACAATCTATGAAAATTTTAGACATGAGTTTTTTAAAAAGGGTAATAACTGATTTTAAACTTTAATATATTAATTGAAAAGTGATGTGATTACTTGTTTAGTGAAATAGAATTAAGAACGATTTTGAAATTGAAAGAGCAAGGGATGACAGACATCGCTATTGCTGATGAATTGCAGATATCAGATGATAATTTACAATTAGCCTATCAAGATATCTTTGGAATCAATGGAATTATGGAAAATGCATTTAATTATTATTATCCAAAATTGAAGTTAGAATATCCAAATAAGATTCCCGATAGACATCCCTACTTATTGATTATTCATAAATGGTGGGTAGTTCATGATGATGTATATGAAAAACTAAAAAAAATAGATCAGGCTGCAGTCCAAAAAATGTTGAATGCTGGATATGCTAAATTGACAATAATTAAGAAAATAGGAATTACTAAAGGGGTTTTGAAATCAGCAATCAATTATGGATTGGTAAGTGACAAATTATGGGCACAAAAAAAGGCCACTCCTAAGAAGCAACCTATGATTAATTAAAACTATGCACTTTAATTATATCACGGGGGAGTGGCTGAAGTTGTTCTTAATACCAGAATATGATGAATCCAAGTGTAAAAATAATGTAAGACCTATATTAAACCAATATCGTCGCTTAGCAAGAATAGCTGGTAGGTCACTTACTGATTTGAAATCTCCAACCATATCTGATATGCCAAGCGCTACACCATATGGTAATAGGCAAGAGGAGAATAATTCTACCGTTATTTCAGCACGTATGGAATTAGATGAAATAAATAGAGCAATGAACAATTTATCTCAAGAATGTTTTGAGGTAGTGTATCTAACATATATGGCAAAAGAGAAGTTTACAGATACTAAGATAGCTTATTCAGTATTTCAAAGTTACGATTCCAGTAAATCAGTAGAACGTAAACGTAGCATAGGATTAATTCAATTCTGTGAAGCATATCGAAATGGAAAATTATTAGTTTTTAAAGAATAATGAGGGCTTTTTGTCCTTATAATGAGGGAATATTGAGGGATAATTGTCCTGATTTTGTCCTCAATGTGAGGGCAAAAGTTCGTTTTAGGGATGTATATTAGTACTATTGAAAATATGAGAGGTAGCGATGGTTACTCTTCCACAAAAAGATCAATATTAATCATATTTTTAATTCTCAACGTTGATGAGTGATGATAAAGCTCATCTTTTTATGCAGGCAACGGAATATTATAAAAATTTTACTTTGAAAATCCTCCTTTTGTAATTTATTAATTAATATAACCAGGTTCAACTCCTGGTGCCTGCATTAAATTAATAATAAATAAAGAAGAAGTCACGTATAATAACGTGGCTTTTTTTGCTGAATTGGAGATGATTGGATGTCACAAATAATTCATACTAGGTATTGTAATTCTATTTCTAGAATTGAGGCGGAATGCATTGGACGCATATCTAGAGAGGAAGAAATAAAAAAACAAAATGCTAAAGTTAAGAAACATAATTACACAAAGACACTTAGTAATAAATTTAAATAAATAAAAGTTATAAAACAAACACGGATGTGGAGGTGGTGAATATGAGTGGCAAGACCTAGAAGTCCTCAACGCAATAAAGCAATGAAAATATGGCTAGATTCCAATGGTTCTAAGCCACTTGTAGATATTGCTAAAGAATTGAATGTTCCTGCTTCGCGCATAAGAAAGTGGAAATCGCAGGATAAATGGAAAGATAAATTAAAAAGGAGCGTTCCTTTATCTAAAGGGAGCGCTCCTTTTGAGTCGTTATCTAATAATAAGAATGCTGTTGGTAATTCAGGAGGTGCTGCACCGCCTGGGAATAAAAATGCGGTAACTACTGGTCAATATGAAACCATTTTATTAGATGAGCTATCCGACGAAGAGCAAAAAATATTCAAAGGTGTCACCGATGATCCCTTAGTAAGTATCAACACTGAAATACGTCAGTTGAAGGTTAGACAATATCGTATTACTAAGCGTATCAAAGATGTTGTTGAGGGGATGAATGATAAGGAGATTCAAACTTTTAGCACTATTAAAGAGCGTCCACAAACATTTACTGATGATGACGGGAACCAGTTTACAGCAGCTGTTCCTATCACCAAGCCTTTTCAATCGGCAACACAATCATATCGTAAATTTGATGACTTATTAAAGCTTGAGGATGCATTAACAGCTGTAGGTAATTCACTTCAAAAAGCAATTAGAGAAAAGGCCAAGATAATGAATATCCCTTATGATCAGGAGCTCATTAAGGGAAAAGCTAAAATTGCTGTTCAACAAGCAAGAATCGCTGAATATCAGGCTGATAAGCTGACCAACAGTGGTATTGATAATCCAATCCTTAAGACTATATATGAACATTTGAGGAAACAGAATGGGAGTGAGATGAATGAAGACATCGATTAGTGAGATTAAGTACTCAAAGAAACAAGATGATTTCGTATTTGCTCCTTTTGATCACACTTTTGAAGTCAATGAGGGTTCAATTCGTTCAGGCAAATCGGCAGCTGCGTGCATGAGATTAGCCAATTTTTATATGTTATCTCCCGATGAATCACACCTTGTCTCTGGATATAACCAAGAAATAGCTTATAAAATCTATATTGAAGGCGATGGATTAGGCCTAGCGTATATATTCGATGGGATGTCTCAACTAAAACGTGATAGAGGTGGAGATAATTTAACTATAGACTTGCCGAGTGGCCAAAAGAAAATTTATTTCAAAGGTGGAGGTAAGTCTAATTCAGCCAACTCAATTCGTGGTATGTCTCTAGGATCAGCAGCATACACTGAAATAGATTTAATGAACAGTGAATTTTTAAAAGAAACCTTTAGACGTACAGCTAATGCTGCCATTAGATATCATCTTGGTGATTTAAATCCGCCAGCGCCAAATCATCCCATATTGGATTTTTTTAGTGATCACAACGCTTATTGGAAACACTGGACTATGCAAGATAATCCAGTTATGAGTGCAAAGAGATTAACAGAATTAGAGGCTGAGTTCAAACGTAATCCTTACACATATAAGCGCGATTGGCTAGGATTACGTGTAATGCCTGAAGGAGTCATCTATTCTATGTTTGACCAGGATAACATGACTGACCAAGCGTTAATAGGTAAACCTATTGAGATGTTTTTCAGTGCTGACGCAGGTCAAGAGGATGCGACTACAATGAGTTGCAACATTGTTACTCAAGTTAATGTTAATGGTCGCTACAAATATGTATTGAATAGAGTAGCCAATTATTATCATTCAGGAAGAGATACTCATAATGTTAAAGCAATGAGTACTTACGCTGAAGAGTTATTAAGATTTACAAATTGGTGCAAAAAAAAATATCAATTATACTTCAATACAATTTTAGTTGATCCTGCTGCACGTTCATTGCGGGAAGAATTAAAACGTGTTGGACTTCCTAACCAGGGGGCAAACAACAATGCTCATGAAATAGCCGGAGGTCGAAAAGGAATTGAAGTAGGCATTCAGCGTGGACAAAACCTGATGTCCAATGGGCAATTTAAGATAGTAGAAACTCCAGATAGCGGTATTTCTATGAAATATGATCATTATAATTTTAACCGTGAAATTGGAACCTACGTTAGGGATGATACCAGCGGATATCCTGTAGATGCTAATAATCACGCAATGGACGAATTTAGATATTCGGTTAATTATTTCTATCAAAAATATGGTAGGTGATGCAATGTTTAACAATCTATGGTCGAAAATGAAGGTGGTGTTATCTAAAATGGGATTAATTAAGTCCATTGAAAGTGTGTCAGATGTCAGTAATTTATTGATTGATGATGGATTTCTGAAAAATATAAATTTATGGAATTCAGCTTATAAAGGTGATCCTTTTTGGATTCATAAACATTGGACTTCTGCATTGAATATACAGCACGATCATACTCAGAAGTCGCTGAATATGCCTAAAATATTGTCTAAGAAGATGGCTAGCCTAGTATTCAATCAAAAAGCCACCATAAACGTAAATGACAAAAAAGATTCGGAGAATGATGAAACATCCCCCGAGCAATGGAACAACGATGCTAATGAATTCGTTCAAGAGGTACTTCAAGATAATTATTTTTATAACAATTGTGAGCGATACTTAGAATATATGTTTGGTACTGGTGGAATGGTCATGAGATTCTACGTAGCAAATGGGAAAGTTAAGATAAGATTTGCCACAGCAGATGCATTCTATCCTATATCTCAAGATGAGAACGGTGTTACTGAATGTGTTATTGCATCTAAGTTCATCAAGTCAGGTAAGTCATATACGTTACTTGAGTGGCATCTTGAAGATGACAGCAGTTATATTATTAAAAATGATTTATATCAGTCAGTAAATGATTCAACCGATGATTTAGGTACAAAAGTTGAGTTATCAACTATTTATGGCAAAACGGTTAAGCCAAGATCTAGTTATCCTAAGGGATTATATAGTAGACCTACGTTCGTTTATATCAAACCAAATTTAGCTAATAATTTTAATTATAGTAGTCCGTTAGGAATTTCTATATACGCTAATGCAATTGATACTTTAAAGCAGCTTGATCAGGCTTACGACATGCTGAATCAAGAAATGGAAATGGGAAGACGTCGAATTACTGTTCCAGACAGTATGCTTGAAGGGAAAATTAATCCAGTAACTGGTCAAAGAGAATCCAACGTTAACTTTGATGAACGTGTTTACGTTGGATTCTCTTTTAATGACACTTCAGGAACAGACTCTGCCCCTGCACCAAAAGACATAACTCTTGGATTAAGAAATCAGGAAATTATCGGAACTATAAATTCACTTTTAGATATTTTGGCCGCTCAATGTGGCTTCAGTGCAGGAACGTTTAGCTATAACAACACTCAAGGGATGGAGACTGCTACTGGTGTTATTAGTAGGAATTCTGATACATATCAATCTAAGAATAGTCATGAGACGATTTTAGAAGATGCATTTAAAAATATGTGTATATCTATACTTGAATTGGGAAAGGCTGCCGGATTATACCAAGGAAGCACAGATGTAGAAGTTTCTGTTAATTTTGATGACTCCATCGCCAAGGATCGTACTGAAAATGCTAATTATTATGAATTAGTATCTGGGAATAAGCCACTAATGCCACATTTTGAAGCTATTAAAAAGTCTAATGGCTTAACTGATGATGAAGCAATTAGGTGGTTAAAACAAATTAGAGAAGACGAAGCTGACGGCGATATAGAAGATATATTAGATAATCATAAGGACAAAGAAGATGAAACTTAGCCCATGGGAACTTGAACTATTAGCAGCATCTCAAGCAAAACGAATGCAGGTTCTTGAGGATGAATTATGGAATATTCTTATCGAAGTATCGTCTAATGCAATCGATGGTAATGATTTAAATGACGCCAGTACTACTCAAGAATGGTTAAATGAAGTGCTTGAATATCGTAAGCAATTGAAAGTGAAGTCCTCAAAACCAATTCAGGCTGCATTTGATGAAGTTATCAAAAAGTTACAAGACCAATTGAATGATGAAACTACTCATGATATGAGTGAAGAAGAAATTTGGCTTATGGGAATGGTTGAGAGTAAGCTGCTTAACTTTGCTCCTAAAATATCTGAATCTAAGAAGATTAAAAAGATAATATCAAATAGTGAAAATGAAGGAATTAAGTATTTAGGACTTGCTGCTAGCAATCTTCCCACACATTTGGTAAAGATGTTTGAAACAACTTTTAGAGACGCAATTAGAAATCAACGTATTAATAAAATTACAACTCAAAAAGCTGTGGCGCAATCACTGTATGAATTAAATAAGCATAATATTCCAGCATTAATTGATAAAGGTGGTAAAAGATGGTCACTCGATGTTTATACGAAGCTAGTTGTAACCAATACAATCAATAATAATTATAATCGGATGGCCATTCAAAGATTTAAGGACTATGGTGGCAACTTAGTTAAAATATCAAGTCATGCTGATTGCCGCCCTACTCATTATCAATATCAGGATAAAATATACAGTCTTACTGGTGAAAGCACTGATTATCCTAATCTATATAAAGCGACTAATTACGGTAATGGTGGTGGATTATGTGGGTTAAATTGTAGACATCATCCAATGCCATACATCCCTACTAGTGGAGATTATTATAACCAAGTCACTAGCAAGAAGGACAGTGATCATAACTACAAGCTTGTTCAACAACAACACAGGTATGAACGTGTTTTAAGACAGGCTAAGAGAGATAAGGCGATTGCTGAAAAAATGGGCAATGCTAAGGACGTAGAACATTATAAGTGGCTAGTTAAAGGACGTAGTAAGAGACTTACTGACTTTAAAAATAATAATGGACTGACCAAATAATCAGCTATTTATATAAGCAGTGATTTAACAAATCACGAGAAACTTTATTTTCAAGAATTATTTTAGTTATAAGTTCGATGATAACTAATGCCATAAAAATTATGATGATCAACGCTATTTGATATATTGAATTCAACATTTGATATTCAATATGAATATTTGTTAATTTTCGAATATATAATTCTATAAAAAGAATTAATGCAATTGGTGTTAAGTCAGATGCATGTAATGATATTTTAGAATTTTTATTTTCATTATTCATCATTTCTGATTTCAGATTTGAAACGTAAAATGAATAAAGTGATAGTGCCACATTGGCTAGAAGAAGTATGTCAGGTTTAGAGTTTAGGAAGAAGACATTTGATAATAATAAAATAAAGTTGATACGATTGATGAAATTTATAAGTATATCAGCATCTTTTTCAACTATGTTCTTTCGGATAAGTAAGTCATCTTTTTGTAATAGATATCCAAGTTGTTCTTTTTCTTTATTTGTCATATTAATCCTCGCTATTTAATTGTTTGACCTAAGTATGTCATAAAAATGCTTATTTTTTTACAGAAAAATGAAAGGGGCCAAGTTTATGGTTGAAAACGCAGAAGAAGATTCAAAAACAACTGAATCTAATCAAAGTACTGAAGCAACAGTAGATATTGAAGCCGCTAAAACTGAAGCAGTAAATGGATTGTTAAAAGAGATGGGGGTGGATAGCACCGATTCGTTAAAGGGAATCGTAGAAGCTCAAAATGAGACTAGCAAAGCTAATCAAACGGACCTCGAAAACTCTCAATCTGATTTGAAGAAAGCTAATGACAATAACTTGAACTTGTCTAGCCAGGTAACATCCCTCTTAGCATCCAATGCAGTATTGAAAGCTGGTATAACGTCAGAACATATGGAGGATGCTACTATTCTTGCTCAGGCAAAGGTAAATAATGGTAGTGCTAAAGATTTTGATAAGGCTATTGCTGATGTTATTAAGTCGAATCCACAATTTAAAGGTACACAGATTCAAACTGGAAGTGACGGTGCAGCGTTAGATGGATCTAACAAATCTAATAATCAAACTGAGTTGACTCGAGAAGAGTTTGAAAAGATGAATTATGGTCAAAGGCTGAAAGTTTTTACTGAACAACCTGAAAAATATAAAGAATTTACAAATAGATAAGGAGATATAATATGGCTGGAAATATTGATTCAACAGATACTACTCAATTGGCTACCATGGTTAATCCAGAGGTTATGGGTGACATGATTTCTGCCGAATTACCTAAGGTTATTCGTTTTACATCAATTGCGCCAATTGACGCGACACTTCAGGGACAACCTGGGGATGCAATTACGGTTCCTCGTTTTAAATATATTGGGGATGCTACAGATTTCACCGAAGGACAAATGATTGACTATGCACAGTTAACTACTGACACTGATCAATTCACAATTAAAAAGGCAGGTAAAGGTGTAAAAATCACTGATGAAGCGATGCTATCCGGATATGGTAATCCAGTGCAAGAGGGTGAACACCAAGTTGTACTGTCAGTTGCTTCTAAAATTGATAATGATACTATTGCCACTGCGATGAAAGCACCATTAGCACTGTCTACTAATGTGGATGTTGTAGATATGGTTGATGCTATTGAAGCAGCGTTCAACGATAACACAGATGAACGTTCAGTTGAGGATTCTGCACCTGCAACCGGTGTACTATTCATGAATCCTAAAGACGTTAACAAATTACGTAAAGCTGCTGGCTTAGATTGGACACGTGCGACAGCTCTTGGTGATAGCATTCTTGTGAACGGAACATTTGGGGAGTTACTAGGTTGGCAAATTATTCGTACTATGAAAATGAGTGAAGGAGCTGCCTTAGCAATCAAGCCTGGAGCAATGCGCACATATATGAAACGAAATGTCTTAACGGAATCTGGTCGTGATATGGATCATAAACTTACTAAGTTCAATGCGGATGTTCATTATGGTGTGGCAATTTATGATGACACTAAATTGCTTGCTATTAATCCAGATAAGTTCACTGGTACAGGCACTGTTATTGAAGCTAATACTAAACGTGGCAAAAAAACAGCTGATACTGCATCAGGTACAACAAGCGCTTCAACACCATCAAAATAGAAAGGGATGATTAATTGTGGAGTTATTTGAAACCATCAATAGTGAATTTTATGTCAATGATTACGGCGGTATCGATATTCCTGCAAATTATATTAAGAATAATTGTAAACAAGCTGCGGATGTAATCAATGAACTTTGTAATTATTATTTTGATAATCATTCCTTTGATGAATTACCTATTGAACAAGATAAAATTAATATTAAAAAGTCCATGTGTGCCCAAATTGAACATTTTTATGAATTGAATGGAACAACTGAACTAGCCTCATTAAGTAAGCCGACTGGTGTTACTATTGGTAATTTCAGCATGTCTGGTATTAAACAGGCATCGACTGGAATGAAATCTCTTATATCACGTAAGGCTATAAGATATCTAAAGCCTACAGGTCTCTTATATAGAGGAGTTGGTCAATATTGAATATCCCTGCGATACCACTGTATCTATTGATTCATAATATTGTTATACAAGAATCATCCGAGACTTCATCTAGTTCACTTAAAAGACCAGGAAAATTAATTGAGCATGAATTTGATCGTGTCAGAATAGAGCCCAAAGATAAAGCATCAATTACTCCCACTGGAGTTAATAATATCCCTCAGAATAAAGGTGAATTCACATTATTTATTGATTCGGTTAATTCCATTAATAAAGATGATTATTTACTCAAAATCGGAGATAAAGTTATTTGGAATGGCATCAGTCGAGTCGCTGTCAGTAATTATCCTGTGTATAGTACGGACACTAATAAACCACATCATTGGGAAGTTGAATTGGAATGAATAATCAAGTTAATCTGGGAGAATGGTCACAACGACTTAGCAATCCTAAAAACATTGAATTGGCATTAGCTTATAAAATTACTGAAATGTCCGATCCATATGTACCATTTAGAAGTGGTGCTATGGCTGGACATACAAAAATAATAGGTGATGATGTCGGTGCACATATTGTATACAGTGAGAAATATTCGCATAAACAATTTGTTGGTGTTAGTCCTAGTGGCAAGCCATTTAATTACACGATTACTCATCACCCGGACGCCGGTTCACACTGGATAAATAGAGTTAAAGATGAATCGATAGATGAAATTAAAGAATTTACTGAGGAGGCGTTGATACATGGCATCAAGAAGCCTTGATTTGGACGAAAGGGTAGCCAACTTCATTAATGATCATCTAGATTTACCTGCAGAGCTCGTAATGGGTGAGCCAAGTATGCATGGTAGTTCAGTCGCCTACGTTATGCGTCCACTTCAAAAATATAAAGTATATTTTGATGGCAGAAAAAAGAGGACATTTAGCTTTGATATTCAGGCTAAGTGTCCTTTTTGGTTGGATGCTATCAATATTTTAAATGCTATAAATGAATTAATGGAGAATGCAAAGTCTTTTCAGTTGAAGTCGAATAATGGAAGCTTTCAATTTACCCGTGCTGAAATGACACACTCACCAAGTTTTGCAGCAAATGTAACAGATAATTTAGACGTTGTTACTGGCAATTCAGCTGGGGACAATGTTTTTGCTATATATATTGCCTCATTTGAGGTTACAGCTATTATTACTAAATAAGGAGGCCAAATCAATGGCAGATACACAAGATACACTCTCACCTACATCAAATGTTGATTTTAAAGGTGATATTCAAGAAGGCTATCTCAATGAACACTGGATTGGATTAGGAACTAAGACAGGAATTGGATGGTTATATCTTGGGGATGGAATTACAACAATTACTCCTAAATATACCGATAAGACTAAAACAGCAGCTTATTATAATGGTGGTGGTGCAGAAACTAAAACTACTACGGGTGTTACAGCATCCTACGATATTTCAGGTGATAGATCTAACGGTAATCCAACACAAGATTTAATTGCCAATCGCAAATTTATGACAGGTGCTCGTCGCCAGCTTTGGTTCAGAAAAAATATTTTTGTTCAAAATGAAGACGGAACACTTACGCTAACTAAATCAGAGTATGGAAAATCAAACTTTTCAGATATAGATGACGGTGGCGGTACAGCTGATGATAACGGAGGGTTTAAAGTGACAGCTCAGTATCTGTCTACTCCAACTATTGTTACATCAAACAACCCTCAACAACTTGATAATATTCTTCATCAGACACCATCCCAAAATGCATCTATTCTAGGGGTCAATATTGAACAACCTCAGGCTGATGGTTCTGTAACAATCTATACCCCAAACGTTGATGATGATGAGGATACAATCAGCGTTTCTAAGTCGCGTCCTGCAACACTTGATGAAGCACGTACCCAAGCTGGTTCCTATGTTGCTCCAAAAGTGGACGATTCAGAAACAACAGTTCCAGCAACCCCAACTAATGTAACATCTAGTCCTACTATGGACGGTGCTACAATAAATTATAAATAATAGGAGAATAAATCATGGCAGATAGAACTAATCAAATCGGAATTTTATATAAAAAAGATGGAACTAAAGTAGCAGAAGGAGTTGAAGGTAAAAATCTAGTATCAATTACTGGTTTAACCGAAGGAACAGTAGTCGCTACTGGTGATTATCAGATTTCATGTAAGGATACAATTACTGATCTCGAATCTTCAAAAGTTGATGTTGAAGGATTTACAGTTTTTTTAACACCAGAGGTACCAACTAACGTTAAGACAGATGCAACAGCTGATGGTGCCAATATTACATTTGAATAATTAATTTATATAGCATACTCACTATTTGAGCGGAGGTGGTCGGAATTTATGAATGGAGGAATAGTTAAGTGGTCAAAATTGAAGTACCCAGTTCAGAACTTAAATTCGAAATTGGCATTAAAAAGTTTAATTTATCACTTGCGGATAAAAGTAGAGGTAAATATGCTGAATCGTTCAATAAAATTGCACTTCAGGAGTCAAAAGATGTTCACAAGCAAGATATTGAACTAACAGAATTGAATCAAAAGTTCGCTGATCTAGAAGCAAAATATGCAACTAGTGAGGATATGACAGAAGCTCAATATAGAAAACAACGTGCTGGTATTGAAGACACCTATTACAAAAAGATTCAACGGCAAAGCCATACTATACAAGATAGGCAATTGCAGCTGATAAAAGGCTTTCTGAATGACTGCTTCGGAGAAGGCTCTGGGGATGAAATTTATAAAATTTGTGGTCAATCATCAGCAGTACTTCGAAAAGTTGTTATTCAAATTAATGCTGAACTTGAAAAAAGTATCGGAACTAAAGACTATTACGACAATTATATGAGCAAGTTGAAGGATATGAAAGATGATGAATCTACTACAGAAGAATCAGCTGATATTCAAAAACAAGAAGTATCAAATTAATGCTGCGTTTCCATTGGTTTTGGAATACTTCAAGTATATTGGTGACGATGAACATTTAACTATTCCTGAACGCCTTAATATGGCACTATTTTCATTTGTAAAAGAATCAACTAGTGAGTTATCAGCTGAAGATAAAATGGAGCTTTTAGAGAAAATCTATAGCTCTTTTATTTTTACCAAAAAGGATAAAGAGGATGCTGAATTAATCAATTCCAAAAAGAAGTCTTTCGATTACGAACAAGATATGGATTTGATTTATTCATCCTTTTTACAACAATATGGAATTGATTTATCCGATAAAAGGATATTCACTAATCTCACTTGGTCAAAATTCAATTCTTTGCTTCAAGGATTAACAGATGACACATCTTTTAGAAAAGTTACTTCGTACCGAACAGTTAAGATAACGGATGACATGTCATCTGAAACTCAGAATTATTTAAAGCAGATGAAGTTAATTTATTCACTAGATCGTAAAGATAATGATGGGGATGGAAAGCTAACTAAAGTTGATTTAGATATGATTTTAGCCCCATTAGATATGGTACATAAAGTCAAAAAAATTAAAGAGCTGCGTGATCAAGGTCGAATTAAATGATATTTATAAATTTTGAAGAAAGGAGGAAAATATATGGCAGATGATGGTCAAGTTATAATTAAAGTTAAGGTTGAAACTGATGATGCCAATAAAAAAATTGACGGTATCAAAAAATCCCTGATGGCCACCGACTTAGGTGATGGAATCAAGGTTGAATTAGATGATGTTAGCAAGTCTGCTAAATCAGCTGGAAAAGAAATAGATGATTTTGGTAATAGTGCAGCAGGGTCTAGAAGAAAGACTGATGAAGATAGTCAGTCTTTGGATAAGAATAAAAAATCTTTTAAAGAACTCCAAGGGCAGATCAAACTATCCGCATCAGCCTATAAAATATTATCTGAAGCTAATGATAAGGTCGGTAACAAATACCAGGCTAATGTCTATAAATTAAAAAGTTACAATAAATCACTTGAGGAAGTCTCTAATACCATGAAGAGACAGAGTGACAGTATTGACAAACTTAAGGCTGAACATGGTGAAGAATCTAATGAAGTAAAGAAGGCTACTGCCTCATATAAAGTACTTGAGGCTAATCAACAACAATTAGTGCTTTCATCGCAAAAACTTTATAAGGCATATGGAAATATAACCCCTAAAATGGCTGAAGCTGCTGATAAAGCCGTAGGGATTGGTAACAAGTTTAAAGCAGTCGGCGACCGTATAGATAAAATCGGCGATGGTATGAGTAAAAGATTCACCGTTCCCATAGTTACTGCTTTGGGATATGCTACAAAATCAGCAATTGATTTTGAATCGCAAATTCAATCGATGGGATCACTTTTAGATGATGGTTCTGTTTCAGCTTCTGCATTAAAAAAAGAGCTTGAGAATCTGGGAAGTGCTTCTAAAAAGTGGTCAACGCAGTATGGTGTATCAACTACTAAAATTAATTCCGGAATGGAAGAATTGATTAAAAAAGGTTACTCATACAACCAGGTATTGGGAGCAATGCCAAGTTTGCTGAATGCATCGAGAGCATCTGGTGATGACTTTAATGAAGTAATGAGTGTATCTACGTCTACTCTTGAACAATTCGGTCTTAAATCAAACGATACTGCAAAGATGTTAAAAAATACGCAGCGTGTTACTGACGGACTTACTTATGTAGCTAACAAAACTTCAGCTGGATTTAGTGATATGGGATATGCAATGGAATACGTTGGTCCAGTAGCTCATGGGTTAAATATAAGCCTAGAACAGACAGCTTCCGCAATTGGATTAATGTCTAATCAAGGAATCGAAGGTCAAAAGGCCGGAACCGCTTTGCGTGGTGCATTGTCAGCATTACTGACACCATCTAGGCAAAACCGTGAAGGATTCGATAAGCTTGGTATATCAGTGGAAGCATTTAAGAAAGGGACTATTACACTTCCAGATATTATAGATAGTATTAAAACGAAATCCTCAGGTATGACAAAACAACAACTTCAATCTAATTTAGCATTAGCGTTTGGTACTGAAGCTCAGTCTGGAATGAACATTTTAGTTAATGAAGGTGGGGATGCGCTTAGGAATCTTACTGGTGAGACTAAGAATGCCACTGGATATACTAAGAAACTTGCTGATACGATGAATCAGACCTCTCAAGCTAACGCTCAAAAGTTAAAAGAATCACTACATGTTTTAGCTATTACAGCAGGACAAGAATTGGTACCAGAAGTTAATGATATTATCAAAAATATTACTTCTTTATTAAAACAGTTCAATGACTTAGATGACGGAACTAAAAAAATGATTGTTAATACTGCGCTAGTTGTAGCTGCAGGTGGTCCCGCCTTAAGCTTGATAGGAAATATTAGTAAAGGACTTGGTAATATTATATTAACAGGTCCTAAAATGTTGAATTTCTTTGCTAAAGTGAAAAATGGAACTTCTGAAACTAGTACTGTACTTAAAGTAGCATCAAAAAGTGCTGAGGAATTAGGTGCCGGTACCGAAATCGGGGCTAAAGGTGCTACTAAATTAGCCACCAAAACAGCAGAAGCGGGTACCAAAACCGGTTTATTTGGTAGAACCTTAACAGCCTTAATACCTGAGCTTGGTGCGACTGGTGTTTCTTTAGGATCACTGTTATTACCGATTGCTGGTGTGACTGCGGCATTTGTTGGAGTGGCTGCTGTGTCCTATTTTGCAATTAAAGCTCATAACGAGCATGAAAAGAAAATCAAAGAATATAAAAAAAACATTAGATGAATACGGTGTTAATGTAAGCCAAAATACACAAAAAGCAATGAAGTCATTTAATGATTTAAGTAAATCAGCAACTAATGATATGGCACTTCTCGATTCGACAACCAACGATCAATCTAAGCAGCTGTCTTCAGACGTGGTTAGCAAATACGATAAAATGGCTACAATTGTTACTGGCAGATTTGACAAAATGAAGACAGACAGTGAGAAGTCTATAAAACAGCTTAACAGTGATCTTGGTGCTGTTGGTGATCAGATGACTAAGAACGTTAATGGCCACATTGATGATGTTACTGGTGATTCAACTAAAGAAGTAAAAGAAGCCCAAGCAACCATTCACAGGATATATAAGCAAGTGGGTGGAGATTTATCACAAATGAATTCTACTCAAAAACATTCATTTGAGGATGCACAGAGCTTGATTACTGAACAGACATCGGCATTTGCGATTTCGCTACGTGATCAGCAAGCATTGTTAAATGCTTATAAGAATCAGCATGGTAATATTACAACCAAAATGTATCGTGAAGATATTAAAAAGCAAGAGAATGCCCATCACGAAACATATGAGACAGCAAAAAAAGAGCAAGATAAGGAACTTGCTCAGTTGAAAAAAGACCATAAGGCTCATTTGATTACTGACAAGCAATATCAAGATGAAAGTACTGTTTCTTTGAACAAGTATCAGGCCAAAATAACCAAATCTAATATTGTTTATTATAAGGATCAAGATACTACATATAAGCATTATAAGGATACAGGCACACAATTTTTAGCTACGAAACAATCAATTTATGAAGCCTCAACACAAATAGATTCAAAGGGTCAAAAGACTTATAAATCAGTTATGACAGGTTCATATGTATCACGAGCTCAATGGATCGAAGAGGCTAAAACTCAAAATGCTAAATATATTAAGCAACAGAAAGAATTACACGGCACAGCTGAAAGCAATTTAGATTCGTATTATAAAAAACAAGTTAGTTTCTACGAAAAGATGGGTTTAAGTAGAAAAGAGGCAATAGTCCAAGCAACGGCTGACAGAGATAATATAGAGTCGGAAACTGACAAGACGGCCTCTAACATTGCTGCGGAAGCTGAAAAAATCCAAAAATCGTATATTAAAGGATTACAGTCTAATAAAAATGGTACCCCTGCTGAAGTTGCAAGTAAGTGGGGACTAGATATTACTAGTAAAGTTAAAAATATTGATTTAGGGAAGTATGGTAAAAAGTCGGCAAAGCAATTATGGACTGATTTTACTTCCGGAAGTAAAGATGGACAAGAAGAAGCAAAACTTTATTATCTTCAGATGTTTCAAGACTGGAAATCAAATGGTAAAAAATCTATTAAAGATTTAACTGATGATAATAAGACAGCCTTACATGAAGGTCTTGAATCTGGAGTTCTTAGTATAAAGAATCTTAAGAATAAATATGGTAAAGCAATATTTGATTTGTTTCCTAGCGATATGTCTAAGATACCGGACCAAGAAATTAAGTCTCTTAAGTCTGCGTATGAAAATAATGTTGTATCACTTAATGATTTAAAGAATAAATTTGGTGATAAAATATATCAAATATTTCCAAATGATCTGTCGGATTTAGGTAAAAAGGAAGTTGATACCTTAAATGAAGGACTTCAAAATGGCCAAATCAAATCTAGTGAGTTGAAGGCAAAATTTGGTCCTCAGCTAGAAGCTATTTACAAAAAAGATTTGAGTGATGTTGGTCAAGATGATATTGATACGTTACAAACAGCCTTAGATTTAGGGATTACTAATAAATCCGATTTACAGCAAAAATTCGGTAGTACTATTGATAGAATTTACAATCAAACGCCCAAATTGAATAAAATAAGTAAAGCAAATATATCAACCCTACAACAAGCAATGTCACTAGGAATTACAAACACTCAGGATATAGAGGATAAGTATAAATTCCAGTTAAATCAAATTTATAATAAAGATTTGACAGACCTGGGAAAAGGACAAATTGAGACACTAGCTGATGGCTTAAAACTAGGATTGCCTTCAGTTCAAGCCGAAATGAAGAAGATCCAAGGCCAGATCAACAAAAATGCTACCGTCGACCTCAAAGGAAAAGGTAAGTTTAACATTGAAAGTCTTGCAGAAGGGCTAGAGTCGGGGAAATTATCCGTATCACAATTTATGAGCGGGTTAAATAAATTAGTTAAGAAGTCTGCTGAAATCGATTTAACTGATAAAGGTAGTAATGCAATTCAAACATATGCAGATGGTGCAAATGGAAACATTGGATCAGCGACCAAAGCAATTAGCAATGTAAGAACACAATCTGAGTCTGGTCTAACTCCAACGGGGTTACCATATCAGCATGGTGCTGATATAACTACATCATACGGCAGTGGAATTTATGATATGATAAGCAATCCCTTAGGCAATGCACTATTAGTTCATGATGGGTCTATCGCACAACTTCAATCCAGTGATTTGGCTAAAAAATATGGTGCTGATAAAAGTACAGCGTTTGGTAATGGTATTTTGACGAATAGTGGACTTCCATTATCAGTATCCGCAAGTATTGCTAATGGAGTTAACGGAAATTTTAATGATGGTATTGACAGTGCTAATAATGTTTCGAATCAACTAGGAAGTAAATCAAGTTATAAGAAACATACAAGTAAGACAAAAACGAGTCTTCCATCTGCTACACCGTGGAAGACAGGAACAAACGGAAAAATTGCATCCCTAACACCATCAATTGTGGGAGATGGGTATGAACCTGAGCTAATCGATTACGGTAACGGAAGTCTAGAATTATCACCGGCTGTTCCTACATTTAGGATGCTTAATCCTGGGGCACAAGTATTCAGTGGTAGTGATACAAAGATTATTTCAAACGCTTTAAATGGTATGGGAATTTCTATGTTCGCTAATGGTACAGGTGGTAATGTTGGTGAGTGGATTTCGAATACTGCTAAGACATCCTGGGATTGGATCAAGAATGTATCTGGCGATTTGATTGATTGGATTTCTAAGCCTAAAGAAACTTGGTCTAAACTGATTGAAGGTCAATTTGATTCTTCAGCATTTTCTGGAAATGCAGCATCCATAGGTACTGGTACTAAATCTACCGAAAAGAAGCAGACCAATTGGTTAGATAAATTAGTCAAAAGCATAATGTCCACAGGTGGTTCGTATGATCCTGCAATGATTATTAAAGCTGCAGCAATAATGGGGGTTCATCCCACAGATAGTTTTATTAAAATGCTTCAAGCAACCATTCAAAGTGAGTCAGGTGGACGTAGTGTTACTCAACAAATCCACGATACCAACTCAGGTGGTCAGGAAGCTGCTGGAATTCTTCAATATACACCAGGAACATTCGCAACATTTGCAATGCCAGGACATACAAATAGGATGAATCCTTTCGATGAACTATTAGCGTTCTTTAATAATTCAGACTGGGCTAATTCTATCGGTCCAACAGTTATTTGGGGAACACCTAAGATTGATTGGTTACACTCAGGACCGCAAGGACATAGAAGAATGAATCAAGGTGGACATGTCTATAGTCCTGAAACAATAGATATAGCAGAAAAAGGCAAAGACGAATTCGTTATAAATCCATGGGAGTCAACCGCATCAGGATTGACTACAGAATTGCTTCAAAGAATTAATGATGTACAACCTAACGCGCTTGGAAAGATAGTATTACCAGGTCAGGGAGTATCACCAGAATCTATTAGTAAATTTAAGAGTTTACCGGTGAGTCGAAATTCAGATAATCAAGCGATAGACAATTTAGATGCTAATAATAGTAATAGTGAAGGAATAATCGCATCGTTAATTCAAAAATTTGATAATTTAGTTGAATCTTTGAGTGGTGATACAACCGTTAATATTAACGTTGATGGAGTGTCTTTAGCCACAGCAACATTCCCAAAAATGAAGTTATTGATGAATGATTATATTAATGCCGAGATGACTAGGAGGGGCCGTTAATGAGAACTTTAGTTATTCAAAGACTGGATGGAACCACTTATGATTTAGACGCTTTAGGGATTAAAGTAATTGAATTCTCACCACCATCACCAAATTATACAAACGCTACGGTTCAAGTTGGTAGATATGGTGAACGGGTTGTTGGAACATCGGTGGGGCAAAGACAGATACCTATTTCTATGGATGTGTTTGCATCAAATGATTTAACAATCGTTATGAAACGTAATAAATTTTTTCAGATTTTTGATTCAATAGAGGAATTTTATGTAATTGATATGCGTCTTCCAATGATCAGATGGAAGGTTAGAGCCGAGCAACAGCCGTTTAAATTCTATGAAAATTGGCATATGGGTGGTGACGTCTCATTCAATTTGATTTGCTCAGATGGATATTCAGAAACTGTTGATTCAACGTTAAATATTGATGATTTATCTAAATGGGCAATTGGAGGGATGAATATTCCACTGAATCTATCCGTTAAGTACAAGTTTAACGAGGCTGAATTTGATGTGTTTAACGCTTCAAATATAGATATATTGGCTGAGGAGAAGCCATATCGGATCATTTATAAAGGTGCAGCCAATTTCTTAACTATATCTAATGAAACAACAAATCAAACTTTTAAAATCAATAGAAACTTCTCATCTACTAATAGTTTTGAACTGTACGGTGCATGGCCATTTTTAGATGGGGAGTCAGTATATGCTGATGGTAACCATGAGTTAATTGATTTAAAAAAAGGTTGGAATCATTTTAAAATAGGCGGATGTCAAGGCAACTTTGAAGTTGCAATTGATACCCGCTTTTATTATTAGGAGGATATATGCTTACAATTTATGATTTAAGAAATAAGGCTGCACCGTTAATCAATTATGGTGAGATTAAATTGAATGAAAAAGTTAATGCAGTAGCTCAATTGGATACCACTGTTTATGATTTTGATGAAAATGACGTTGGGTTTCAAATGATTCAAGAACGTTCAATTCTTGAGTTATCAGATAATGGTCAACAATACAGAATATTAAATCGTAGTGAAGATTCTCTAGGAATTGTTAAGGAAAAGAATATCACTGCATATCATGTACTTCATGATTTGAATGATCGTGTTATTCATAAGCCAGCTACATCGAAAGTATCTAATACTGAAGAAACTTCTACAGGCAATGCTATAGGAACAATCAACACTATGGAAGATGGCGGAGCGCCTATATACAGTGCTCCAGTTGCAGGTAAAATATTGTCAACTAGATTATCTAATGGATCTGATTGGAAAATTGATAAACAAGTAGTTGTTAATTCTACTAAATGGTATCGTGTTGCTACTAATGAGTGGATTAATGAAAAATATATTTCATTCGATAAAGATGGTGACGTAAAACCGGAGAATCCAACCATAACTAAAGTACTTGGCCGTGGGACCATAAAGGTTACAGCATCTGATGATTCCAATACTATCAATAACGGTGAAGCGACTCCTACAGGCAATGCCATTGGGACAATCAACACTATGGAAGATGGTGGAGCACCCACATACAGTGCTCCAGGTGGAAGCAATATTGTTAGCCACTTGTCTAATGGAACTATGTGGAAAATTAATTTAGTGAAGTCTATTGATAATGTTAATTGGTATTCAGTAGGTACTAATCAGTGGGTATCGGATAAATATCTTACCTTTGATAAAGATAGTGACGTAAAACCAGAAGAGCATGAAGTGACAGTGGTTTTAGGAAAAGGAACAATAAAACTACCTGAAAAATCTTCAAAAGATGACGACGATAAAAAATCTTCCGAATTGTACGATGCACCATTTTCTCCCCAACACAAACTTGGACGACAGCTGCCTAATAAAACAACATGGAAAATAACAGCAGAGGTATCCAGCGGAGCACAAGGAAAATCTTGGTATCGTGTCGGTGTTAATCAATGGGTAACGCAGGAAGTATTTGATTTCTCAAGTGCCTCAGACGTAAAACCACAAAAAATTGATGATTCTGCTAAATCAGTTCAAGTATTTGATTCTCCTGTATCACCTCAAAAAATGACCGGTCAGGAACTTGAAAATGGTACTCAATGGAGAATTAATGGATCTGTTAGTGATGGGGCAGGAGGCAAGTCTTGGTATCGTGTATCTACAAATGGATGGGTTGAACAGACAAATTTTGACTTTTCTGACAAATATGATGTGCAGCCTGAAGAAATTAAAGATGATAGTTCAGATGAAAAAGACGATTCGGTTCAGTGGTCCATAGGTCAATTCATGTCATATATAACTTCAGGTACTAAGTTTACCTTTAATATCTACGATGATTTCGAAATGTATAATTTTGATCAAGAACCTGATGGAAACGCCCTTGATTTATTTCTAAACGATGGGGTTAGTGATTATGGATATGAATTTACAGTAGATAATTATCACATTAATCTTTTTAAGAAAATTGGTAGTGATAATTCTTTTGCATTTGTCGATAGTGGAAATGTTTCAAAAATTAGTACAACGAATGATGACACATCTATTAAGACACATATTTTAGGTGAATTCAGTCAAAAAATTGATTCAAGTGATAAAAATTCTAGTGATTCAATGAATGGAGACGATTCAGAGCAAGTTATAACTGCGGAATATACTTCACCACATGTAAATCTATATGGAATTATTGACGATGAATATTTTACAGATGATTCAGCATCTTCGAAAGATGAGTTACTTCAGCATATGAAAGACAAGTTGCAAGATTATCCATTAACCCAAATCACTTTGGAGTATCACGAATTCAAAAAAAATAACCTACTCCAGTCAGTGAATGACGTGGGAATAGGAAATTCAGGATTCATTAAAGATAGATATGATATAGACATTTCTGCTCGAATAATTGAAATTACAAAGTATCTTCATTCGCCTACTAATAAAGAACCAGAAATTACATTCGGAAATATTATCGGTGATTTTGCAGATACTTTATCTCAGCTTAATAGTAATGCTAGAAATTCAGCATATAAAATAATTACAAATTAGGAGGTGCTTTTTTGATAAATGTTAGTGATTTTCCGGATTCGGTATTGGCAAGCGAGTTTCCTGCAATTTATGCTGCTAAAAGTCAAAGTAAGAATGGTGATAAGGATAAAACAAATATTTTTGTTGACCAGGATAATGGTCAATTTTATCTTCAAAAACAAGGTTCTGAAAATGCTACTAGATATAACTTGGTTGATGCAAATAAAAGTATTTTAAGGCCCAAATTCTCTGACAATGCACATATCAGTGTTAATCAACTTATTAGCAACTGGGGATCATTATCCGATGATAATATCTTTGATACTACTAATAAGAATTGGGATGAAATAAGAGATTATATTCAGTTGATTACCAGAAAAATGAACTCTATGATCGACTGGATTAATGAAATTGAATCTTATTTGGATAAATTCGCTGAAAAAAAGGATATTGATTTATCAGAGATTATATCTAATCAGGTTGACGGATATTATAAAAAGTCAGACGTAGACATTAAAATAAATAATTTAGAGCATGAATTAGAAAACATTCAAAGTAAAATTCAATATAAGCCAAATGCTGGCGGTGTCTTTCCACCTAGCTATACGGGAGATAAGACATCAAATGTTGATATTAATGATGACATTACAGATCCTAAAACATCACTCAAAATTGATGAATTAAATAATAATATTGTAAAGGAAGGGGACTAAATTATGGTAGATCTTGGAACGACAACAGAAAATGGAATGTCAGTTATACCGCCTCTTCAAAATCCGGCTAGTCCAAATTATGAGAAGTTAAATACAGATATACCATTAGAACAACCACTAATTTTTTATTTGGATAATTCTAAGACATTCTATTTGACTCACGAATCAACAATAGACGAGGACACTCATTCACCGCAAAATGTTGTTAACACATTAACAAAAGAGCGCATATTTGAACAAGTTAACATTCGACAAGGTCAATCTGGCATGCAGCATATTAATTGCTTGTTTCTCACAAAAGATGGTCCAGTTGATTTAACGAATGTTGTTATACGTTTTGCTGGTAAAGACGCGAGTGAAGCAGAAATTTCAGATGATGAAATATTTGACACAACTCAAGCAAATTTAGGACGATTAACTTGGAAACCAAGTGCAGTGATCTCTCAGGTTGCAGGAAGATACAAGACGGCTCATTTCGTTATTGAAAATGCTGATAGAACCAATGTTTTAACAACATTAGATTTTACGATTAATATTATTGCCAATGACGTGAGCTATCCACGCGCATTGGCTTTTTATATGTCTGAATATCAACGAGCTTTATTTCATATAAAAGAAATGGAAACAAATGCAGATAAACAACTAAATTATTTATTGAATTTCGAATCTGTTGTTATTTCTGATTCGTTAAACAATTTAAAAATTCAAGTTCAAGAATCAATTGACAATGCAAATGAAAAATTGAAAGCAGGAACTGACAAAGTTGATCAATTTATTAGTATTTCAAATAATAAGTTAACTGCTGTTAATGCAAGTATTGACGATGCTCAAAAGAGAATGAATGGGATTGATTCTCAAATTAAAAGTAACAATATTTTAACAAACGACACCGTTATTGGAACAATGCAATCGGCTTTGGACAGTGGACAGATAACAATTAACGTTGATAATTTGATATTAGATCATGTTGTATCAGCTAGAATCGATGAATTGAATGACTACATAACTGAGTCAGAAGGAGGAATTGTCTAATGAATATGTTAACCAAAGTGGGGAAGCTTGCTACTAGATTAATTACGGGAGCCTATTATACAAAAGCTGATGGTACTAAAGTTTATTTGAAGAAGGACGATAAAAATTTTTTAAATCTTTCAACTGCATTTTTAACAAAAGAGGAATCACAGACAACAATCTCTGATGTTGTTGATAAATTAGATACCAATGATAATTTCGATGATGCAACAGTTTCTACCAAAATAGATACTTTAAATTCAGCAATTGACGAGTCGGAAAAGGCAGGTAATTAAACATGGCTACATCAAATAAGCTAACAAGGACAGCGAGAGTCGCATCACATGCTTTTTTGTCAGCACAATATGAAGATAAAAAAGGAAACGTTGTCATTTCAAAGCCTGTTGGAGATGGTAATACGCTTGATTTAGCAACTATTTTTAAAAATTCAGAGTTTAGTGGTGGTACTAGTGGGGGAGGAGGAACAATGCCCACTGATTCAACTGGATTAGATGCAGATTATACAAATTATATTGGTTCCACCAAAATCATATGGTCAAATTCAGGTTCTAATTATGATATTAGTCAGATTAATAAGTTGAATATTGCTAGTGCTTTGGGAACGAATTCTGAGTACTTATATGATGGGCTGCAATTTAATATCTCATTGAAAAGAACTGCTGTTATAAAAGGAGTTAAGGGCACATCAACATCAATACCATTGATATATGATAGAAGTAATTCTTTTAAGGTAAGTAAATTTATCACAACAACGCCTATTCCCATTTCTTTAAAGAAAGTTGACCTATCTACTGGGAATGATATTTCAATTTCACTTGATGGAATGGGAGAAAATATTAATAGTAGTGGGGCCGTTTTAAAACCAAAAATTATTATTAAATTAAAGTCTGATAATACATTAGATATTCAAAGTGTTAGTGGATATGATCTAAATATGGCAAGTGGGGAAAATAGCGGTGCTTATTACGACATTGTGGTTAATACCATTAATTCTTTTGAAATTCTTAGTACGCCGATAACTCAGTACTTACCTGATGGAACAATTCTGTTCGATGGATCAACTAACGATTCTGCAAAATTATCTAATTTAATCAATGGATTTTCTAATGTTGGTGGCGGAATTGAGGTGACCTTAAGTAACCATCTTTACTATTTGAATAGTGATACTTTTATTATTAAAGATAATACAGCAAAAATGACTTTTAACACATCAATTAAAATTTCAAAAGAGAAACTAATTGACGGAAACTCAATTTCTGATTTAGTTGTGATAAGTCCCGCTTCATTCAGTGGATGGAAGATAGGCACCAGTGATGGGGTAGCAGGTACATCCTTAAATGACAGTTTTGTATCAGGTACGGGTAGCTCAATATTAATCCAAAAAAATGCTATTAAATCAAACGTATATGTTCAAAGTGTTAAGAACGATACCGAACGTCTATTTGCAAGAATTGAACAGGTCAAAACGTATCTTTATGATTCGAAGGTAGAATAATGTCAAAAATTGCCGTTAAATTAAATGATAATGGAATATATGAATATATCAGTTACCCATATTCATTAAATCAAGACACATCAAAGGGCTGGATTCTCATTGAGAGTGATCCAGCCTTTAATATTTCAGATATGTCAAATTGGACAATTCGAGAATCTGATAACAAGTTAGTTCATATCTCAAGTAATCAAACACCCGATGAAGAAAATCAGAATGCAATCACTGAATTGACAAAGCAAGGTTTAAATCAAACCTTGACAGTTGGACAACTTCAATCAGCAGTTACAGAAGTTACCAAGCAGAATTTGGATTTGGCTCGAGATAATATTCAACTTAAACAAGATAAGACAGACATGCAGTCCGCTATCACTGAATTAACAAAACAAGTTATTACATTATCAACACCAGCATCAACAACAGAAACTACAACTAAATAGGAGGAACAGAATATGATTAACTTACTAAAAATGGAATTTGGATGGGGAACTTTAAAGAAGGAAGATATTACTGGATATATTCCTTCTGTCATATCAAAGGAAGATTTTAAAGCCATTACAGGTGACGAATTTACTGACGACTAGCGTAAGCTAGCCTTTTTAATTTAAAGAGGTGATTAAATTGAGATACATAAGACAGAATCGCTTATGGTTCTTCACCGGGCTTGAAACTCTGGCACTGGGCATTTGTTTCGCAATGTCAGATAACTTCGTTGACAGACCACCACACGCACCTGAAATAATTGATATAGTTAATAAACCATTTTTTGCGATTGTTCTAATTCTGATTGGAATATTTGTAAGCATAATGTCGAATGGTCCAGTTGATGGAAAGATGAGATTAATAATCATATTTTTGCTGTCATTAGTTTGGGTCTTTTATTCGATAATATTCTTGATTCACGATTATTATGCGCCAATGTTCATGCCACATTTAGATACGATATTAATTATATTTGTGGCCACGCGAATCACTTTCGAATCAGCTTGGAGTAATCATCGATGACGAATATCATGGTAGCAGTTGTCTCGGCAATCGGTGGTGGTGTCATGACAGGATTCTTTAACGTTTGGCAAGCTAAACTTAAAAATCAAGGTTCAAATGAGAGCGTATATGCTGATCATACAAAAGAATTATTTGAAAGATTAGATCAGATAACTCAAGAGCGAGATGACCTAAAGGACCAAGTTAACGATTTGCAATTAAAAATTGATTATCAAAGCAATATTATTGAAAATCAAGGTAAAACAATTGATGCATTAAACAAGCAAATGGGTGAACTTAACAATAAATTTGATTTGTGGGAGGAAAGTTAATGAATATAATTCAAAATTTAGATTTAATCAATGCTAGTGAATTGGCGCTGATAGCATTATGTTGTTATGTTTTAACAAGTGGAATTAAAAAAACAAAAATCAAAAATGCCTATATGCCGTTTATTTCAATGGCTGTGGGCATTTTGATTGGAATCATTGTTGCTTTAGCATATCACGATAATGATATTGTTAAAGCTGGATTAGCCGGTTTCCTAGTCGGTGGTTGGACCGCTGGACTATTCACTGGGATTAAGGCAACATTCGGGGGCTACGACTTAGACAACGACACTAGTTCGTCGACAAAATTAACAGAGGTCACACCTCCAAAATATGAGTCTAATGTCAATATAAGGAGAGACTAA